CGATTGGCTTCCTCGATCGTGGAGACGTCGCCGCCTTCGGCGCGTTTCTTGGCCTTAACCCGACCACCCTTGCGGTAAGTCGAGAGAGGATTTGCTGCTGTGGTACGGCGTGCCGGACGATCGCCGCGGCGAGCGGATGCTGCCGAAGAGTCGGCACCGAAGCCAACCGCGTCTTCTGGTCCTTCGTTCTTCAACACATCGTCGGGAGCCAAGATGTTGTTCTCTGGACCTGACGCGGAGCCGTAATGTGAGGTCAGGGCCTTGAGCTTTGACGCATGGGATGCCTCAGATTCCTTACGATTCGGATGTGCCACGTCAGTCTCCTTTGCGGACTCTGCCGCCGTGTCGTTTAGGGGTTCGCCCACGCAAGAACGATGGAGTGTTTGCCGAGGTATCGGCGTTCATGTTGTCGCCGGTATCAGCGCTTTGAACGGTTGGCATCGGGACGGCGCTCTGGTCGGCAAATGACCCGCGCCAATCGCTTAGACCTCTACCACCGGGATCGGTTCTCATTTTCTGAAGGTAGGTCCCGCCATGTTCTAATTTTTCAACTGTATTCGGTAGCGGCGTCATTGGCTCGTCGGCTGCACCGCCATCGGCGCGCTGCCGCATAACCCGTCCCTGCTGTTGCTCAGCGTCTGCCGGCCTTGTAGGTAAAGGCAACGGGCGTAGTGGAGCATTGACAGACTGCAAGTTTTCCCCTTGCGCGACACCACCTTCGGCACGCTTCATGCGCTCGATGAACTTCGGCTTGTGATCGTAAGAGGCGCCCTTTTCTGGGTAGCTCATGCAACCTTCCTCTCCGGGAGGATTTCTGGGATTGGCCAAGTGGTACGCACAAGCCGACAATAGGCGGCAACTCGGACCCAATTCTTGTCCTTAACACATTTCTCATTGGTAACGAAATCCACATCCGGACCATTCACATCAAACCGCAAAACCATTTCGTGAGGCGATATGCAGCTTTCAAATGGGATTCTCCAATAAATCCGGCCGGCTTTCTCCTTAAAATAAGAGTCCAGTTTTTTGCACATTTCAGCGACGACATAACGCTCTATGATCTTTTCGTCGCCAGGTCTGGCTAGGCCAGCAGATAGAAATTCAACATAGGGTTCGCCTACATCGCTCATTGAGCAGGCAATGCCCATCGTTTGATCCGGGATATCATTCAGCGCCCGTGCTAATTCGTCAAACGACATTAGGCCGCGGCAAGTCAATTCGTTGCTCATGCAACCTATTCCTTGCCTGCTATGCTAACAGAAACACCAGTAGCTTGGATTGGACCTTCTTCACGCTCAGTAGAACCCAGTCTCATAAGCGTATCCAATCGCATGGCTTCAAGTTTTTCACGATTGTTTTCCAATACCGCCTTATAACTTAAATCGAATAACAAAATTGTTTCCCCATTAGATAGCGTCACACTCATTTGCTGCAATACATCTCGCGTCAAGGTGCAACCCCGTTGCCGGGCGGCTGAGCCGCCAAATCACTTTGCCGATCTAGCTCATTCTGGACGTGTTCGTGCCGTTGGGCAAGACCAGATTGGATGGCTTGATGCGTTCGGTCCAAGACGCCTTGGGTGGATTCGTGGTGCCTGTCGAGTCCGGATAGCGCGGCCTCATGCGCTCTGGCAACGCCGGATTGCTGAGCGTTATGCCTATTCGCCGCGGTCGCCAAGGCCAGCTTATGGATACGATCGGCGGCGCGGTTTTGGTTATCCGACTGTAGTTTTCGCTCTGCAGCCGCTTGATCCGCTTGATGAATTATGATCTCGCGGCTTACTCCAAGCGAAGCAATGCGTTCCTTTGCAGCCAGTTCCTGCATCTTGGTCTGGGCATCAATCGCGGTATCCTGCTGAGACTGTTGGGCCTTCGTAGCGGCGACCTGTGCCGATGTTTGGCTTTCCGTTAGCCTCGCCTGTGCGGCAATCATCGTGGCCTGGGCGGTTATATTCTCTGGGGCCGGCGGTGCGGCTCCTGGAGGCGGTGGCGGCTTAAACAGCGAATCAGCATCATCAATTCCCATGACTTGGAAGGCACGTCGATCCACGGCATCCATATCAATGTTTTGATTCGTTTGGGCCATTTGTCTTAGTGCTACCGCCTTTAGATAACGCTCGGTCTGGCTCGACGTATTCGGATCGGCGCGCGGTACAAGCTCGCAATCCGCCAATGCGGCTAGGAACATTTCCCTATGACGGGCCTCGGCCTGTTGTTCGGCATCAACAACTGGCTGCTGTCCGGTTTGCTGAACCAGCAAAGCTAGAACCTTGCTTTTCTTGTTGTGGCGCCACAACGCTTCCGGGTCTTCCATCAGCAGGCTTTTGAGCATATCAAATTCTTGCCCCTGCGCCTGATGTAACCGTTTATGAACGGCGGACATCAGCTTCGTCGCCTGTTCGATAAGCGCCAAAGTCGTTCCAACCGGGGCATCCTGCTTGCCTTCTCCGATCTGCATTTCAGTTGTACCGCCGACGCGCGCCGCCGTCGTCGCAATATTATCGATCAACTGAATGAAAACGGCACTGGGATCCTTGTAGGGCAGCGGCATAATTGAAGCCCGGATATCGTTGCCAACAGTATCAACCGGCATGCCACCGCCGGGCGGTATCCGGAATTGATTCGTTAGCTGTTTCGCCAATGATTTCAGATATAAAAAGCCGGGGAAATTGGCGAACATGCCGGCATCGATCATTAACCGCCAAGCCGCGGTAACCGCCTTCGCCGCATTACCCAAAATGTTCAAAAGACCGATGCCGTAGAACCCAAGACCAGGAATGAAGATGTAGGCGATGATCCTGTTCCGCGGCATGCAGAAGGTGTCATCTTCCGCCCAGTTCCGTCTGATCTCCAAGATGCGGCGGGCGTCTTTATCGATCGTCACCTTGTAGGGCAACGGTAATCCGGTTTCCTGTTCCTCTCCGGTTTCGTCGTCCTTCAGGGTATGCTCAAAACCGGGAACCTCGATCTCGCAATAACATTCGTAGAGCTCGCGGTCCTGATCGGCGGCTTCAACATAGGTAGCCGGCGCTATACCTTGGGTCTGATCGATCTTTGCATCGACCGGATTCTTGACCGCCGGCAGACCTTGCGCCGGCAAATTGACCTGCCGATAAGCACCTAACAACTGCATCCGCTTCAACACGCTGGGCCGCATCATGATTCTGTGAGTGACACGGCCAGCGCCATCGATATCCGTCGAAGCATTGCTGACGATCAAATCCTTGGCGTCGATCGAGGCTATAACCGGACGCCGCTTAATTGGATCGTGATAGCCCTTCTTGAATGAAATCCCTGAGAAACCCAGCATCAACAGCATGCGGTCGGTATCAGGATAATATTCCTTGGCTACCTTCGTGAGATAATGGTTCATGTCCTTTTCGAGGGCTTCGGATAGCTGATCCGCCATCGCGTTGCCTTCGCCGTCATTGCGGACTTTAACCGGACCATCGCTAGGCAACAGTTCGCCGCGGGCATTGGCTTGGAACCGCAGGACGGCCTCGAGCAATAGGGGATGATCGACGGTGGAGACACCTTCTGCCGGTGTCGCCCCGGACGCCGCGGCGCCCCTTGGATTCTTGATCTCGAGCCCGAGCAACGAAATCCCGTTGCTCATGTTTTCCAGCCAGGCCGAGCGGGTCTGCATGTCCTGCTCGATACCCATCAATAGCTTTTCGGAAATAGTGCTGAGTTCCGATTCGCTCAAATCCTCAGCTAAGTTGTCCTCAAATTCGTTGTTTTTCCTGACGGATTGCGGCGGTCCAAAACTGATCTGGACCTCACCATCTGGCAGCGCAATTTGGGTGGTGCCGGTTTCTGGATCGAATGTCGGTGCCAGATCGCCTTCAGCAATTACGGTGACGTCGCCGCCCTCAAACGGTGCTGGCCCTTCTTTGCGGTAATTCTGGCCGGTATCAATCGGAAAAACATTGCTCATTCTGGGGCCGAATCAACCTTGCTGTGCGCGTGATGACCCTTGATGTTAGCATGGACAAAAGCCCCAACCGAATCTGCCTTCATCAGCGCGGCGTGTTTGTCGGCATCGACGCCGGCATAACGGTAGACACCACCGTTCTTAAACAAAATCTCAAGTGTCGAAGTTTCCGGATCGTGCCCTACCTCAAGGATATTGGAACTCTTAACTGGCGTTCGCTTCATTGCCATCCTCCATAATCCGTCGCGACCGATCTTGTTCGGCTTTCCAACAACGCTGGCACAAGTCGTGATCTGGCGCCGGCCTGAATACGCTGGCTCGACCGCGCCGAAACGCTACCACAGGACGGCCGCATTGCGTACAGGAATCCCGTGGTCGCCCCATGGCGCGGCCTCGCAAATCAGTTGCTTCCTTTATACCACCTTACAGTTTTTGCCGCACCGTGCTGCCAGCAGACCGATTTACCGTCGCGACCCTGGTTAGCTGGTCGATTACATTGATGTGGCTGTTTATTCCACCGCTGCCAATCAGACTTAACGGGTAACGCCTCAGCCTCGCATCGCTGATCGACCGGAACATTCCAAGTCGGCCTATCCGCGTAGCAAGTCATACCAAAACCTTTTTAAGGCTTCGATGGGACGCCATACGGCGCACCGCCAACAACCAAGCCAAACAAATCCATCGCCGTAACCAGTCCACCCATGGTCGCAACGCCAGAATGTGCCACTATCGATCATTAGCGGATGGTCGTCATAGACATTTTTAGGTGGCTCTGCACGATAGAAGCTGACACTGACCGGCCACTGCCGAAAGCTGTGGACACGATACTGCATGACGACGCCACGGCCACGTTCGACGCCTAGATATTCTGACCACCAGTGTACGCAATTGGCAAGCTTCCGCCAAACAATGCTGAAGCCGTAGCGATAAGGCGGGCCCCAACTTCCGGGATCGTGTGGCATCGGACCACCAAAGCCTACATTGAGACCCCATTCGTTCTCGTCAATGGCGGGGTTATCGCGCCGCCGGGGCTTCGATATCCTGCAGCAGGCGCCGTTGAATCATACCGAACCCAACATAGAGATCGCCGCGTTGACCGCCGGCATAAGCCACAGCAACAGCGCTTTGTGGCGTAATCCCGACCACAGCAATCGAGGAAATCCGGCCAGCCTTGGCTTCGTTCAGCATATTCATCAACACTTCGACGACAGGATTGGTCATCATTATCTGCGGGATCGGGCTGCCTTCGCCGTTCATGTCACTCATCCCTAACTCCTGCTGGACGTTCCGGCATCGCGGCTTCATCGCCGCGGATAGCCGACTTCCCAAATACGCTGATAACGCCGATGACCTTCGCGGCCTCGATCTCGGCCTGCGCCGGGGTTGGGGCCTCGACATCGACCCAAGCCTCAATAGCCTTTTTAACATGGACGCGCCAGATGATTTGGCGAAACATCAACTTAATCCCGATATTCTGGCGGTAGCTCCGGCAACGGAATGGTCTGGCTGGATAATCCGTGGCCTTTGTTGCCGCCGGTAAAAATCAGCATGCCGGCGGTTAGATGATAGTGACACCAATCGTTCCCGATGTTCATGCTGGGAGAAAACGTCGGCTTTTCCAGATCACCGTTGAATGTCCATTTGGCACCGTTATCAAACGGCTCGCTGACCGCAAAACCGTGCATCAACTCGCAGCCTGGACAGTAGTGCATGAACCCAGCACCAGCTCGATAGCCTTCGCGGTTGCCACCACCAAACGTCCGCAGGTATCTGCCGGCCTGCCCCATCAAACACCATATTGTTGAGCTACAGACTGCCCAGGGCTTCGGTATTGCATTTCATCTTCCAAACTGGCGCTCATCTCGTCGGCGCGAACTAGGATGCCGTTCTCACGCGCCCAGTTTAGGAATTGAGTCACAGTGTCGTGCATGTCGTCGTGGTCCGCCTTCGGGAACGCGGCCGACTGAGTAATGACGGCATCCGCCCACTTCGTATCCGGTGCCCAAACCACATTATCGGTGAATAGCGGCACGATCGAATGGGTTCTCGATACTTTATCACCAACTGGCTCAATCAATTCGACGCCCCAGCTTTCCCGAACGTAAAGCCGGTTCAATTCATTGGCAACATCGCGCCCGCGGGTTTTGTTCTCAATCAACAGCCGTCTTACCTTGTACCGCTTGCAGGTATCGGCAACATATTCGACCAAGCCGAAGGCTTCTTTCTGCCGCTGTTCAAAGTTGACCTTGGCCTCATTCGGAAACGCACTGACTATCTTGCCGTGGAGCTGCAGCCGCTTATTCCAGGCAAACATCAGCATGGCGCGGCGGTTTTTATTCCTGTCGATCCAGATGCCCCAGATCGTCAAGGCGTTGTAGTCGTTTTCCTGCTTTTCACCATAAGACGTATCAAGGCTGCCGACTACGAGCTCGAACGGCGGAAACTCTTTCAGGGCCCCATTCCATTCCAGACCGTAGCGCTTGGCTTCGTCCTGGTCCCAGGGCTGCCACCAATCCCGTTTGATGATGCCACCACCCTTCGGGGCCGGCGCCTGCTGCAGACGACCGGCGGCAAGAAACGGACCCAGCGCATTTTCTAGCTTCCTAACTTCGGTCTCGCCAAACCGCTCTTCCCACATCAACTCACCCTCGACTTCGCGGGGGTCCTGCCATGGTTCCTCGTCTTCGTATTGTGGTAGCACTACCGTAACGCAATGCCGCTGCTCGTCGTGCCGCATCGGAATCATGAGATGAACGAAGTCTTCCTCGCTATCGAGAATAATACCGGAGACGTCCCTTTCCTTCGTGCGTTGCTGCACAGCAATAACCGCGCTGCGTTTCGGATCATTAAGACGGGTTGAATGGAGCTCGTTCCAGAAGTTTTCGACGGCCGCCGCTTCGGCATCTGTTTCCATCTCGACTTTCTTGTCGCTTCCAACCTTATTTAAATCATCCGCGATCACGATATCGGCGCCGAGACCGAGCAAGGAACCACCGACTGACGTCGATATGCGCGAACCGCCAGCAGTGTTATCGTACTGCCCTTTGGTGTTTTGGTCCGGCTGAAGGATGATCTTGCCGGTCCAATGCTTCTGATACCACGGGCTGAATAGCAGGCGCCGCGCCTTGTTTGAGCTATCAAGGGCTAGGCTGTGGTTGTAGCTGGCGCAGAGAAACTTGACCTGCGGCCCGCTCAGAAACGAAATGTCGGAACGCGCCCAAGTCCATGCCGGATAGATGATCGAACAGACGGAGGTATTGTGGACGGCAAAACCGTTGGCCGTAAAACTTAAATCCTCTTCAACTGTAAGGCAGCGGCACGGCTTCGGCTCAGAAGGCTCGATGCTATCGATGCTGTCCCCGATGAGACTGCGGTCAAAGTCAAATCGGCGCTTGCGAGCGCCAATCAGCTTGTCGTATTTTTCATGAAAGAACTTAATCCGATCAGCAAACCGCCATGCATCATCCTGCGTCGAAATAACCAACGTCCAGGAAACATAGCTATTTCCCTGTCTTTTCGTGACAATATTCGCCGTCTTTTTCCTTAATCGAGAATTAATCCCGAGCCGCATCAACAGCATCTGTAATTGCAACAAGAAGGCGCGGTTTACGCTATCACAGCCGAGAACAATATCGTCTCGTTCGGTGCCATCACGCTTAGGCCCCTTTGTGGTAACAAAGCCGTCGCAGCTCCAATAAGCACCTACAAAATCCGCAACGACATCGTTCGACCCAAGCATAACGGCCGATGGAACCATCTTTGTATAGGACGATTTTTGGTCCAAGCCGTGGTTATGAATCCATGTGCGGACTGGACCAAGATACCCTTTGTTCCTACGTCGTCCATCGACGTGAATGGCCCGCAAGCTTATCCTGCGTAACCAACTTCCTGTCTTAGTGATTTTGTATTTATATTCCTTCGGATCAAAGCCCATCATTCTGGCACAGTGCATCATGTCGGCCGCACCGCGATCATCTCCGCAGGTGATATTTGGCGTCCCGCCACAGCTTCCGTCACCAACCAAATAGCCAAGCAATCTAGCCTCTTCCAAGGTAATAGTGTCGGAACCGCATTGGTCATGGTCAGGATGAAGTGGCACCAGACCGAGTACGTCATGCGGTTTCAAATCTCGAACATCGACCCAGTGCGTTGGCGTCAAGAAGGGATGATCGCCAGCCGCTTCGACCTCACGGCCAGTCCATGTCAATATTTTAAATACTGGTAGAACACCTTGCTCATGAACAGCCGTCACTGGACGCCAACGAGCTTTGTGGGTCCAGACTAGATCACCGACGACAATTTCAGACAGTTTAATCAGACCGCGTTTTGTGAGAACGATAGCATCCTCTGAGACCGGCTTAGCACACCTTGGACTAATATTTATCAGTAACCTCTTGATATGTCCGGAAGAAATTGCCTCCAGATGGTCGGCCATGGCGTCAATCGCCCAACAGGATACGAACGGCGCACTATCGATCGACGACCATGCTTCCCGGACGAACTCCGATAGATTGCCCTCGCAGCGCTCCTTGGCCTCAAGAACCTCGTAGCGCCTGATCTTCGCTTGGAGCGCGGCCAACCGTTCGGCTGGTATGGTCTTGGAAATGGCGGGGGCGGAGATGGTCATGCGGCGCGAATCTTCCCGTATGGATACGGATTTGACCAACTAGCGCAGGGTTCAAATCGAACTCCGTTGAACACTATCGGAATGGTATCGCCGCGAAATTCAGCTACACCAACATCGCCATATAAAGCACGCGGATCGATCCAGCCGTAGGAAAGCCGTTCGGTGGCTATGCAAAGCAGATTTTCGTTTTGACCCGTCATAACTCTGTTTTCTGATCGTCTTTGTCCCAAACCCAATCCATTATCACGCAGCCGTACTTGTCGATTTGGTAATGCCAGCGGCCCCATTCAAAGCAGAACTTGCCCAACCTGAAGGCCATCATCCGAGGCCCGCGCCAGTCGGAAAGCAGGACGTTCATTCTGTTTTAAATGCCTCTATGGAACTTTGCCACCATATCATGTATTGTCGGCTCAGAGGCAACCCTAACCGCGAGGAAACCCCATGGGCTGTTTTACTTTAGGCTGGCTCCAGCAATTCTTAGTTTGGTGCGTGATCGTCGGAGCGATCATCGCAATCATTCGCTTGATTGTCCCGTGGGTCATGGCTCAGGTTGGGATCCCGATGTTGGCCCAGATCGTCAACATCATTCTCTGGGCCATCGTGTGTATATTCGTAATATATATCGCGTTTTCCCTCTTAGGGTGCCTAATTGGAATGGGCGGCGGCGGTCTGTCGCTGCTACCGCCACATCGGTAAGTGCCTTACTCGCCAGGCAACCAAGTTGTTCTGCTGATACTAGCCCTCGGTGCGATCCTGTTTGTCGGGTTGCACTGGGCTGGTATCTGGAACTGCTGCTAATTTCTCCTTCGCGTCGAGAACCTCGCGGACCTTGTTCGCAAATATAACCGATAATGGCGTTGCTGCCGGCATTGAATGTTCAATGCTGAAAGCCTTGCGACCATCGACCATGGCGTAATTCGGTTCCATCCCAAGCGGCAGGCAGACCGGATCGCTTTCGGGATAGCCGGCCTCTCGCTTTAGCTCTTTGCCGATGGCGACGGATTCCTTGATTGCCGGACTGACCTCGCAGAAATGCTCCCATTCATCCCGAACGGCATCGCACCACGCCAGTTGTAGCGAGCCGAGGATGGCGCGATCGACGGTCTGGCCCTGCGCCGGATCTACGGCACCGGGTTCCTCTGCCATTGCTTTGACAAAGGCCCTGATCTTTGCGGAAGCCGCGGTGTAGTCCATTACGGCCACCTTCTCGTATAGCGTTCCAGTTTGTAATTGTCTCCATGATCGACAAACGATGACGTCATACCCGCTGGCTCAGAACAGGCCGCGCCTGGGATTACGAGATAATGGGTGTAATAAGGCAACCGCTGAAATTGCTCTCTATCCGTAATGGCCGTCGCTAAATCGCCAGCGCGTTCGGCTTCCTCGCGCGTCGGATAACCGCCGACTACGGCAGGAGGTTTTTGAATAAGCCCGGAATTTAGGATCAATACCCAACTCATAATCAATCCTCCGGCATACCGTACTTTGCGATGAGCCCATGCGGGTCGCGCCAGAAATCTCCGATGTGAAAGATGTTTCCGGCCAAAGCGAAGCGGGCCCCACAGGCCGCGCACCGCGGTATCGGACGCTGCCCTACCTTTGGTTCTTCCTGCCGCCAGTGCCCGAGATCCGATGCCCTAAAAATTGCACCGACACAAACGTTGCTAACAAAGGTGCAGATCGGATGGCCGTTCTCGCACGTCACGGTCTCGCCGGCAGAGGCATAGACTGGTAAATCAATTTCAACCGTTTCAACGGCATCCTTCGATATGCCACGGCCCCGGACCTTCTTGCCTTTGGGGTGGGCCGCGCTGGTCAATGAAACGCCGTCGTCGGTCATGACTTTCCTGCCTTTTGAAACGCCTTAAGCGTTTCGTCGGTCTTTTTCGCGTCGATCTCGCGTAGTTTTGCGGCGCCGCGATCGGTTATCTTAACCGGGAAGCCTTTGGGATCAATTGTTAATTCCGGTCCCTTGTTCTCCGCCCATAGAATGCCGGTCACAAAATGCCCCATGATGACACAGCCCTTGGCTGAAAGCCGGTCGGCAATCGACATCGCTTCGCCGTCTACCGGGGCTTTGTCCTTCCGTAACAACCAAAAGGTTCCTTCACCAACCCGGCGCAGCATCTTGATTTCGTCGTCGTCGAGCTCGCCATCCCAATCCACCAACGTACCGGCTGCAGCACGGGTAGCGTTCCGCATTGCCACCGCTAGACGATCATGGGCAGCGGTGAACTCGAGATGTGGCCGCACAAAGGGGTCATTCCTGCGCTGCGCTAGGGCCCCCTCGATTGTCTTCAAGGCGCCTGTGGTCAGAACAATGGTTTCGAGATCGGCTAGATCAACGGTGACTGAGGGCAATGATTCCTCCGTGTTGTTCAATCGTTTACCAACTCAGGTGCATCCAGTGCGAGCCTATTAGCAGACCGCCGATAACAAGCCCACCGATGAACACGCTGAGAGCTTGAGCGCCGGCACCTTCGGATGCGCTGGGTGAATCGCTCATGCCAGCGGCAAAGACCATCAGCAAAGCAACCAATACTGAGCCAACGATTACGATACAGCCAAAGATCACTCCGATTCCAATTTTTTGCTCCTTTTATATGAACCGGCGAACGATAAGATAGACTATGCCGATGTCCATCAACGTCGCGCACCAAGTAAAAACCAAACGCGCCTTCCCATTAACATCCGTATCCCATTCAGGCGCACCAGCAGGGCGCGGCCATCGCCACATCGGTTTGCAGCCATCAGCAAATGCGGCGCCGTGGCAGATGATCCAAAACACGACGCCACCAAGCGCGTACAAGCACAGCAATAGCAAATCCCATCGAGACATTATGGTGTTGCCGACCCATATTGGGCTGTCCATCGCCGCTATCCTAATTCTTGAACCAGCCTACTCGCCACACAGAATGGCGAAAGAAAATATACCATCCCCATCTTCCGACGCGCTTGATGACCATCGCTGCACTCCTATGCTGATTGCTTGGCTTTGAGACAGATCGCGGCCTCTTCATCGGCCCGCTCCACTATCTGCGGGTCAGCAAAGCTTAGATCACGCCGTCTTTTGCTTTAATGATAGGCTGCATTGGTTGTCTCACGCCGCACTCCTACATTCCCCGCGCCACAACCCTGACCGCATCGGCCCGCGGACCTTTGCCGTCCACCGGAACGACGTCGAACTCTAGCCGGTCACCTTCTCGCGGTTCCTCTTGGACCCCGCTGTTCCGCAAGGTGCGGATGTGAAAGAACACGTCCGGCTTTCCATCGTCGCGGGTTATGAAACCGAAGCCACGTTTGCCGTCGAAAAATTTTACAGT